TTGATTTTAAATTAACACAGTATATGCACAAACTAAGTAAAGGTGAGATTGATTCTAGGAAACAAGTAAGAATACCTCTTACAGTGGGTGGTGAGGAAAAGGGCTTTATCTCTTTTAAGATTGATGATATCAGTTTTGGTATGTTTGCTTATGGAAGAACATTGAGTAGGAGAAACCCTTCTCCATCAAATACTTATTCTAGATTAGATACAGTTAAGGAGTTATCATGAGTTATAGTGATAATAAAGATACAAGATTAAATGAAGCATCTCTTACAAGTTATAAAGATAAAACTGAAAAGCATTGTTGGTATGATAGCTGTGATTGTGACCATATCCCTATTGCTGATTGTGACGGTCTTGTGGATGAAAATAACAAGGGTATTGGTAGATATGCTTGTATGGCAGATTCACAAAAGTGTTATAACCCTAAGTTCTTTACTTCATTCATGAGAAAGCTCACATGCCAACTTAACCACTATATTGAGAATATCTGTGCATTGTGGGATATGGTACAATGTATGGGTGAGTATGTAGCCTCTATTGGAGATATGGGTAAAGTTCACACAAACTATTCTCGTAACTCTGCTGTATCATCTTCTACATTCTATACCCCTATCACAAAGGAATATGAGGTATCTCTATACATGGACTCCACTACAGGGGTAGACTTTGAGAATGATGACCAAAGAAGAAGACTTACAGATAGACAGTATAGGGTATTCCTTAGATGGTGTGCTGATGGTACTACACTGAAAGCCAATGAGGATAACACAGTTCAGATTGTAGTCTATCACAGTGGAGAATCCTATACTACAGATATGCTTAAGCAACGTTCTGTGCACTGGCAAATGATGGGTGTTACTGATGGAGCTATGGAAATGAGTGATACCATTGTAGTACCTAAAGGCCAGTATGTGAAGGTAAGAGTAGTTCCTGACAACTCTGCTAGTGGTGTGTTTAGAATCCACCAGTTTAAAGTAGAGTATGTTCCTATTGTGGAAGGTAAAGACCTACCTGATTGCCTTAAGTTCACAGAGAACCAAGAACAAAAATAAAAGAGCCAATTAAGGCTCTTTTTGTTTTATACATAAAACCCTTTGGTTAAGCATAAGTCTTCATCTGTGTATCCAGTTATCCACACACATTGAGGTAGATGCTCACTTTTTAATTCCATTGACCATGTATGAAAGTAATTTCTTGGGGTATCTGATATGAATACTAACTTAGGGTTAAGAGTATGTGATTTTAACTATATAATAATTCCACTATCAATAGTATTTTCCCAACGTTTATAGCTAGCTCTTTTTGGTTTACCAATTATTTTAAACTTTTCAGAGATTAATCTTATATACTCTTCTTGATATTTTGTCATTCTACTACCTCAAACAACTAGACAATTAGTTATTTTAATTGTATCATAGTGTTCTTTAAACCACAGGCAATCTGCAATATCTGGTACACCTAGTATACCCGGAGCATTATGAAATGTCTTATCACCTACATTATCATTAATAAACAACTTATAGTGAGAAGCAAATTTGTTTTTCTTAGGTTTAAACTCTACATAAAGACCTCTGTACTGAGCACTTGTTAGGGCATGATTAAGGATAGCTCTTACAGGAGGTTGGGTTATAGTATACTTCTTTTTGATTATACTTAGTACATATTCTTGGTGATTCATATTTTAAACCCTACCTTTTTTATATCCTTCTCACCTATCCAATAACATCTATTAAAGAGTTCATCTATTGATGCTTCAAATAGTGATATAGCTTTATGGAAGATTCTATTTTTATTCTCAGATACAAATAGTATTTCTTCACGAAAACTACCATCACTAAAGACAGTTCTAATATGGAATACATATCCAATATAACCATGAATAAGAGCTATTTTCTTATTCAATTTTGCCTTATAAGGCTCTTCAGTTAAACTTACATTAGATGGCAAGTTCTCTTTTACTAATTTAACTAAATCAATCATAATTCACACCTTAAAACAATCTACATAAGTTAGGTTCTTAGAATAAACCAACAAACATCTATGTCTCCACAGAGGGTTATGCTCTAGTACAAATGCACCACCGTGGCATAATACATTCTTCTTAGCTGATATAAATAGTATTGAATCTTTACCTTCTAAGGGAATGGCTACTCCTTTGACATTTCCTAATATACTATAATCTAGTATAGCTCTCATAGGAATACCAAATTTAAAAGGAGACCTAACACTTCTATCTAGCATAGGTTTAATAACCTTAGCAACATCTCCTCTACTAAAGAAATCTATAGATACCATATCTCACCTACACTGTAAATGAATGTTGTTTTACAAACTTAACATAGTCACTGTAACCAATATACCAACATCTATCACAGAATGTTAAGTCTTGGTAATCAATATCACCATTACCATCATGCAATAATAAACTTGGAGTATCTGACACAAATAAAGCAATAGTTTTATCAATTCCACTTAACTTGATGGGGTATATAAACCCTGTCATATCGCCATCCTCATCACAATAAAATGTTGTCTCACAACTTTGTAAGTCAATATCTACATGGATAGGCTCTGCAATAGCTTTACCTGCAAGATAATACTTATTAAACTCATCTTTTGTATACATAAACACCTCAATATTAAATGAATAAACCTCTAGGAAAACTACTTGACTTTAGGTCTACTTGACTTCTATAAGGAATCTCATAACACCTATTAGCCAGTGCATTCCTATGCTTAATAATCTTCCAACCATTGTGAAAACCATCAGAATGTTCATGGGATATAATAAGCAGGTTAGGTTCACCTTCTCTTAAGAACCCATACACAGAACACTTATGACCAAACATAGTTATATCTACAGGTCTTTGATTAGGAAAATATATTCCCTTCTTAGAAAGTCTTCTAAGCTCGTCTAGTTCAATAAAAGCCATAGATACCTCCTACTTCTTACCTGTACCTCTTATATATCTTCCATATAGAGCCTGATTGCCTTTTAGTCCTAACACTTGCTCTGTGTAAGTCACATAACCAGTTCCTACCATATATGGATATAAGAGATTCTGTTCAGCTCTGATTCTTTTCTTCCTCTTCCTCAAAGCTGTTTGCTTTCTATAGTCAGGAGTTGATTCTATCTTCTCTCCTAACTCTCTATGGAGCTTCTCTAGCTCTATATACTTATCAGAAGCCTCTTCTGGAGACAACTTAGTCTTCTCTGTAGTCTTCATAGAACCACAACTCCTCTCCGTTACGTTTAAGGATAATCTCTACATCACCCTCAATCATTCTTGTGTAATTTCTATCATCACAGAGCCATTCTCTAATGAACTTATTCCTCATGTTATAGTTCTTGACCTCTATGGTGTGATAGCAATTACCTAGCTCATCAATCCTCTTTAGTACCCATACTTTGTGTGTAAAAGTCATATATGCTCCTTGCAATTACAATACCTCTTGTGAGGTTTTTTGGTTTCTTCTCTTGTCTAAACCTTGTTATAACTCCTGAGTTCATTGTATAGTACCTATAACCAATAAGCATCTGTGTAATGTCATGGGGAAGCACAAGTCTCTCCTTATTCTCAAGGAAGTCTTGCTCACTATACCAATCCATCATCTCATAGGTGAACTTTTCATACTCTTCAAGTCTATAAGGCTTACCTGTGATATAAGAGAACATTTCCCTTACATTCTCAGGAATAGTCTTGATAAAGTCTACTTTCACATTAAGCTCATTAATATAGCTAATATCAGAGGCTAATTGATAAGCCATAGCATACTTGATACCATACACCTTTTCAAACTCCACAAACTGTCTAGCTATCTCAGAAGTCTTCCACTTGTAGAAGTTATCTTTTGGTAACTTGTCCAGAAAGTCACAAGAAACAGCAAGTAGAAATTCTCCTCTACTAAGACCAGTAATACCTTTTCTGGATAGTGGAGTAGAGTACCTGTTTAAGAGCCTCAGAGAGTCCTTATTAAGCGCTGTAGCGAGTTTTTCTAGCCCCTTAAGGGTATAGACACCCTTCTTATTTGCATAGCGTCTAACAACCTTTTTATCACCTACAACACGATACACAAGAACAGTAAGCAACTTATCTCTAAGAGGTACTGGATGGTTATTCAAAGTTCTAATAAGGGTCTGTGAAGTATCATCTAAGTATTTTAGGTTATTAGGAAAGTGTTTCCTATACAAGGGGTTTTTCTTAAGTTCATTCAAGTCATGTTTATATTCAAAGGCATCTCTACGGAGTAGAATATACTTTTTGAATCCATCTAAGGTTATCATATTTTATCCCTCCTAGACACACACAATAGGGGCTAATATAATGTAAAAGGAAACATATAAGGAAAATCACAAGAAGGCTAGTAAATTTCCTATTGTGTGCATCTAGGAAGGGTAAACCTTCCCAGAAAGGGTTGTGAATAAATAGTAGTAAATCATGAGGGTTTCCCCTCATAGAGGTGGCAAGTGGAGAAAGGAATGGGAAATCAGCGAAAACGTAACCTCTTACCACCTTTATGAGAGGAGTGACTGAGTGTTAATCAGAAACTATTTTCCTTTAGTTTAGTATAGTTTAAACAGTCACTACCCTATTTACTTATTCTGCATCAGACCAATCGTCTGTATCTACATCCACATCATCGTCTGTATCTGCATCAAGAGGGAAGTAGTCCACAACATTCCATGATGGTTTGTCATTATAAGGCTTACCTTCTTTGATTACAATACCTACATACTTACCTTCAAGCTCATCAGTATCTACTTGGGATTCTTCATGAAGGTCTAGTGCATAGAGTAGATTGTAGAGTTGTTCACGTCCAATCTTGTTATCCAACATAAATGCTGTGATAGTCTTAGGAGCATTCTTACCAAAGTCACCCTTAAGAGTTACCTTAAGCATCTCCATACCTGAACGAGAACTTGTTTGTTCCACTGCTTGAATATTTGCTTCAAAGCGTCCTTCTTCATAGGTGAAGTCTTCACGTTTTGTTGCATTCAAAGTAATAAGACTCATTATTCCTTATCTCCTTTAAGTTTTTCTTGAGTTGTTCCATCAGTCAATCCCACAATAGCTTCCCATGTAGGGTTTACCATTGTATCAGGGATAACCAATCCCGGTTTACGTGTAACCTTAAGCGTGTAGATAGGGTTACCTGCTAAGCGTACTTGGTAAAAGTCCTTAACTTTCTTTTCACCCTTAACCACTTTAGACTTAGTTACACGTTCTGTGTGACCAATGATACGAGAAGATGCTGTGATATACTTAGATACACTGTCCATTAAATTAGGAATGGTTTGTGAAGGAACATTCTCATCTACCACATCCTCAATGTTCACATTCTTCTCTTGACAAATTACATAGACATTCTTACCTTGATAGGATAGGTCTACCAATTCATCCACAAGGGCTTTAAGTCTGGTTGATGCTTCACCATAGTGGTTAATAAGCATTTTCTTGACATTATTAGTTTCCATAATGTCCTTGTAGCAAAGCTCTTGTACATTTGTAAAGTGGTCAACAGCAATACTATCAAAGTCCTTAGCATAAGTAAGAGCTTCAAGAACATCAGCCCATGTGGTACATTCTGCAACAGAGAAACGCTCATCTTGTTCCACAGAGGCTAGTCCTCGGTCTGTATCAATAATCAATACACTTCCCGGCATTGTGTTAATAAAGGTTGTCTTTGATGTTCCGGGTGCACCATACAAAGTTGTCATTGTATGTAGCTTAATCTTGTTTAGTTTTTTGAGTTTCATTTTTACTCCTTATTTACCTGTAGAGCCATAACCACCACGGTCAGCATTACCTAGGTGCATTACTTTACTAAAGAGTACAGTTGGCTGATTCTCCACAATTCTGAATTGACACAAACGTTGTCCTTTTTCTATCTCTCCATCTCTTGTGGCATAGAACTTAGCACCCCAATAATCATTATCTCCACAATATGAGTTATCAATAACACCCATGCTGTTTGTGAGAATCAATCCTGTGTTTTGGAAAGTGCTTGAACGAGGTAATACATGAGCCTCAAACCCATGAGGAAGCTCCATAGCTACTCCAAGGTCAATAACAACCATATCTCCCTTTTTGTATTTTACCTCTGTGTTAGATGCTAAGTCAATCCAGTCACCTACACTAATATTCTTGATAGGACTAACCTCATCATCACGATACTTAATTTTAACTTCCTGCTTGTGTAGTGATAGAGCAAGTCTTACCACAAAGTACACAGCAATAATTAAAACTAGAAATAGTTCTGTCTTAGTCAACTTCTTCTCCTTACTTTATTTCATTCATTAATCTGTAGAGGATAAGTAGCATAGCATCAATGGTCATTAGGTAAGACTCTGGTATTGTGGTGTGTGTAGCAAGGTCAATGAAGTCAATTTGTAGACTACTCATATCAGATAGGTCACTATTATTCAAATGATAACCTTTTCCAGTATAGTATACACAATCTTTTTCCTTCTTTGCTTTCTCTAGGAACACTTTAGCCTTATTAAGGTCATCTAAGCCATTCTTATACTTGTATCTCCACACATACTTAACAGCAGAGGCTACAAGAGGGTTAAGACCTGCTTTAAGCCAGAAATCCCAACACTCTAGGCTATTCTGTGTGTAGCGCTTAGGTTGTACAATGTCTTCTTTCATTTATCCCCCTTCTTATTGATAATGTAAAGTACACCAAGAATAAGGATAACAAGTAGAGCATTGTCTAATAAAGTAAACATATTATCACTCATTGTCTAATTTTCTCACTTTCTCCTTAAGCTCTGCAAGGTCATTCTCAGCTTTTAGAAGCTCTACATAACGCTTAGATGCAAGAGACACAGAAGTTACTCCATCAATTCCCCCTACAAGTTCCTTGAAGTTTCTCTCACTATCTTTGTCACGTTGAGCTAACTTATTATTAAGAATATCTATAGTATTTAAGTAAAAGTCACAATCATTTACTTTTTCTTTTAACCTTAAGACAGTTCCTAATAAGAAAGCTATCAATGTAAGAAGTACAGAAAACCCAATAACTACAAAATCATTCATTATACTAGCCTATAGTGCTTCACAGTGAAGCCTTCACCTTTCATTGTTACTACTATTTTATCATCTGTGAGCTTATCCTCTAAGCCTTTGTAATAAGTATCACCAGTGTAATCTCCATCAATAGTGCTTACTACAGCTTCATCACAGAATCTTTCAAATGCCTTGAATGTTCTTGCTCCTCCAATAACCCAAACATCTTTATCAGTTTCTTTCTCAAACTGTAAGACCTCCTCTACAGAGTTAGCAATATATACATTCTCATCATCATATCCATCAATCTCATCCTTAGTTGTAAGGACAATGTTCAATCTATTTTTGAGAGGCTTACTTCCAATGGACTTCCATGTAGCTAACCCCATTATAACTACTCCACCAGTAGTCTGGTTTTTGAAGTAACTTAAGTCAGCTTTGTTTGACCAAGGAAGTTTCCCATCGTCTCCAATAAGACCACTCTTATCTTGTGCCCAGATAAATTTAACCATTGTAATTAAATAGGGCTACACAGACTAACCATGTAGCCCCTAAACAATTAGCCTTCCACTTTTACCAAGAATGCTTCATGGTTAAATTGTGGGAAGCGTTCTTCAATTTCAGCAAGAGTGAATTTACCAATATTGTCAGTCCCATGACCAAGTACATCAGCTTCTTCTGTGAACCCTGAAAGTTCACCATTTGCATTGATAGCAATGTAAGGTGCTTTTACTCGGCGTGGTTTCTTACCTACATAGATAATGTAGAGTGGTTCAGCAGGAGTTGTATCTTCTACTGAAGGAGCAGATGGAAAATCAATTCCAAGTGCTTGAGCGAGTGCAATAAGTAGTTCTGTGTTGTTAGCCATTTTGCTAACCTCCTTAAATTTATTTTGTAGAGGGTTTAAAGTGATTATCTCTACCACCACAATTATAGTTTATCAAAAACGTGTTACCTTGTCAAGAGGTTTTTGAAGATTTTTTAAAATTTTTTTCAACAAAATCATCCAAATCCTCTGTAACATCCCCAATGTATACCTTATAGAAATAATCATACACATTAGGTTGTCGTTTAGCAGGTGGAATATACATACGCAAGTTAGGGTTTTTACCAATCATTGTAGTAATCTCACAGAATTGCTCAAACATGTCTTCACCACGGTATTTATTGTAGTTGAACTTAATTCTCTTTGTTCTATAGGCTTTACCTCTTAGAACCTTCTTAGGATTTACACACTCAAAGGAGAAGTCTTTTACAGTATAACCTAGCTTAGTCATGACTTCCATATACATGTTGGCTTGAAGGCTATATTTCATCTTATCTTCTTGTGGAGCTTCACTATATGTCTTATAGTCAATAAGAGACACAGTACCATCCCCATTATCAATCACAGCATCAATATAGCCAATAAACTCATGACCATTAGGTAAATCAAGCTCAATCTTCTTCTCAGTTTCAACGACCTTAGAGAAGTCAACAGTATCTCCTTCACCTAGATAGCGCTCTATAGCTAGGACACCTGTCTCACGAGCCTCATCACAGAATGGTGAGTGCTTGTGTACATCAAGAGCCATAACCTTAACTTTTTCTAAGGATAAGTCACCTTTGTGGTCAGCCAATAGTTCCATAGCTGTGTGGAATACTGTACCTCTATCCATGTACTTAGTTCGTTCAGGGTCAGGTAGTTCCTTGTATTCAGCAATGTACTTACACCAATGTTCCCAAGGGTTTTCTAGGTAAGTATTTACCCTTGATACACTAAATCTCATTTTCTTCCTCCAATTCAGTAGCAAATTGCCATGCCCAAGCGAGTTCTGAGTTCTTAATCAAATCCTCTGTTAAAGGTATATAAGATTGTCTATCATGCCTACAAAGTTTATCCAATGACACATAATTATGTGAGTCTAGGGTAACATTTCCATTACTAGATACAATCACACGGTTATACCAACCATTGCCAACAGGGACTGCAATAGAGTATCGCTTTTCTGGCTTTAGTTTATTATATCTGTCTCCAGAGCTAAATCCACAAACCATCACTGACCTCCTTTGATATAGTAAATAAGTGTATCAAACCTCATTCCTAGGGAATAATCTTCACCCTTACGTTGAGTTTGCTCTAAGTTCAAGTCTTTTTTGAGAGTCTTTACAGACTCATCTAATTCATTAATCTTTGTCTGCATCCTCATGTTCGTGCGAAGAAGGAATCCTACTGCTAGTAGACACAACCCACTTATAATCAAGGATGGCTTTAAAAATACTTTCCTGATTTTCCTCATTTATTAACCCTTTCTGCTCTAACTTCTTAACAACATCCACATAAGATTTACCCATCTCCTTACCTTTTTTGAGAATCTTAGCTACTTCAAAAGGTATTTCTGGTGTTTCTTGACCAACATACTTCATAAGGTCTGTGTCAAAAATCTCTGACAATCTCTTAATACTACTTGCTGATGGATAGTTCTTACCTAATTCCCATCCTGCCACAAGAGAGTTACCCTTATAACCTAGTTTCTTGGCTAATTGCATTTGTGTCATGCTGTTTTGTAGTCTTAGCTCTTTAATTCTTCTTCCTAATACGCTCACTAATATTAAATCCTCTAGTCTTTCTATTATAAGATTTAATTAGTACAGCTTGTTCTACAATAAAGTCTTTATACTCAGCATAAGAAGTTTCTAGCTCACTCTTATCATGCGATACCACTGTGTACATGTTAGATTCTACAGACCAACCAATGTCACCATTATCATACTTGCATAGGTAGTGCTCAGAAGGCAATTTGATTACATAAGTCTTTTCAGGCTCTTTCTCTTTGTACTTACCACAGAGAACAGCTAAACCTAACCGCTTAATAATATCATTGACTTCATCAGCTTTTTTATCCTTTGCAAGTCTAATAAACCAGTTTTGTCGGTATCTTGAGCTTGATAAAAAGACATAATTAATATACCCAAGTGTACTAATTTTTTCATTCACACTTCCAATATGCAGTGTATTAAAGAATTTAATCTCTTCTTGTGAAAGAGTAGGTAGTTCAATAGATAATGTCACTCTATCATCTTTGTGAGGTTCTTCCTTCTTAGTTTCATCAGCAGAACCAAAGTAAGCATTTAACTTCTTTTCCCACTCAGGGTTAATAGTTGCTAAATCATCAGAAATAAGTTTGTTAATTGCATAAGTTGAAATACCAATCTCTTTGCTCAACTGAGCTTTACTCATGGTCTCAAGACTTTTTAAAATTTGTTCTTTCATATCTTGTTCCTTTCTACATATACTATTCTATACTATATTCTGATATTTGTCAATAGATAAAATGAGAAATTTTAAAAATTTCTCAAATTATTTTCCATCTTCCTTAAGTTGGTCAGTTAAGCAAGCACTACAAGGTGTTACTTCATACCCTAGGAACATAGCCAACACTTGATTAGCCACACGAGATTGCTCTAGGAATACAAACTTAACATTGTCATTAGCAAAGTCTACTTGCCATGCTTCAAAGGACGTTATCACAGCCACCAGAACGTGTTTTAACAAGCACCAGAGGTCAGGGTTACCATTATCATTAGCTTGTGTTTTAAGTAGTGTCATGGCTCTTCTACGCTCTTCTGTGACCTGTTGTAGGGTCATAGTAAGTTGGTTCACCTTGTCCTTGGCATCATACACAGAGATTTTATCTTCTTCTGATTGAATCTCAGGGTTATCTTGATTATACCAGAACTTAATCTGGTCTTCATACTTACGAATAAGAATCTCAAGATGATACTCACTAGCCCCAAGGTGCATAATGTTTGTGATAATATCCTCAGTAATACCAACTGAGCTGTTCTTGTTTACTGTCATGTATTAAACCTCTAAATTCATACCTAACATAGTAGGTAGATTTTGTTCTATTAAACATACGCTCATAGAAGGCATAAGCTCCTTCACAAGTAAGAAACAAATGCTCTTCTACAAGTTCTCCATCAAAATATTCATCAACTGCATACATATTCTCTATACCCATTAGCTATAATGAATCTAGCATAGTCAATCATATCTTGTGTCTGTCTTGGATAATGGATAACCAGTCTCTCATTGGTATCACTCACAGCATAGGTAAATGCTATATTGTGTGAAACATACTGAGTTTTTAGGTGAGTAGTGGCAACCATATACTTCACAGCAAAATCTATCTTAGCAGGAAGTCTAAAGTTTAGCTTATACATCTCATCATAACTAGGAAACTGTGGTAGTTTCAGCTTGTATGTTCTATTCAAGTAGCGAATACCTTTGATAAACTTACCCATTACATATTCTTCACCATCAACACCTAACTCATAATTAGGGTCATAGTCAATCTGTTCTCTGCAATACTTCTCAGGGTCATTTTGAAAGCACTCTCTATTAAGTTGTCTCAATAGCTGATATTTACTTTTCAAGTATGCAGGTTTATCATATAGGTGCATTAATGTCCTCCCCATGATTGAGAAACCTCCACATCTGCTACAAGAGGTATAGGTACTTCCATACCTTCAATAATAGAAGGGTGTTCCATCATATATTTTAGTTTAGGTACAAGTTCATCTACATAATCATCTCTTATCTCAAAGAGAATCGCATCATGCACAGAACCTAATACATTAAATCTTGTGTGGTCAAGCTCTGTACTGAACACAATATCAGCCAAAGCACTAGTACACAAGTCTGAACCAAAGCCTTGAACTGGTGAATTGATAGCTTGTCTTTCATCAGCAGAACGTTTTCTAAAGTCTCTGCTATTGATATTATCAAACCATCTCTTTCTTCCGATAGGTGATTCTATATATCCATGTTGTCTAGCAAATTCCTTACACTCTTCATGCCATACTAGCAATCTAGGATAGGCTTTAAAGAAGTCTGCTCGGATTTTCTCACTCTCCTCTTGTGTAAGGGTAAGTCCATATCCAACTGCGTACTGTACGAAGGTTTTAGCCATCATACCATATAGAAAACCGAAGTTGCAGTTCCCCTGTATTGATACCTTGCCATTATGTCTAATAACAATATTATGCTCTGGTACAGTAACACAGTATACATTATGGTTTGTGTTATGATGAGTTCTTAAGTCGATATTTCTACTTTCAAACCTACTTAAAGGGGATTTACCTAGATTATAAGATAATAGCCAAGTATCACTTACATTATCTCTCTCATCTTTACACTTATACAATCTAGCTCTCACACCAGATTGAGTAGCCATAATCTGCATATACTCTAATGTTTTAAGGCTTGTAGAACTAATTTGGATAAGTTTTGTATGATTTACATGACCGTCCCAATGACTAGCTTCCTCAAGGTACACAAGAGGGTTAAGTTCAGTCATAGCAGGTCTTAACAAGTCCTTCTTAACAGTACAATAACGCTTCATAAGACTTACATATCTAAAATCTGATATTATAAAGTAATTTATATTAAGCTTACCTTGAACTGTCTCATCATATTCAATACCAATTCTTTCAATAAGTTCTCTGAATCTGTTGATTTTTCTTTTCTTAGTGAAACCAAACCTAATTTGTGATTTTGACTCACTATAAGAGCCATCAGCCACAAAACAAGCAATAAGTCTTGTTAAGTCATCATCAATAAACTTACTTTCATCATACTTGTAATACCCAGCATTTACCCAAGCATACTTAGATTGACCATGACCTGCAAGGTCTTTAAAGGGTACTTTCTTCATATACTTTCTACTGTTCTGTACTTGAATAATACACTCATGGTCTGGTGTAAGTTTAAGAGAAGTATTCTCATTCTCAAACACACAAATCTTCTGATTAGGTATCATTCTAAAGTCTGTAGGTTGTGTATAACTAATTTCTTGTGATTCAATATTATATTGAGCCACAGGAGTTACACCGTCATACACTCTGAACTCTACAAAACCATTTTCTGTAAGAATTTCAGTATCACCACTGAAACAAGACTTGGACTGTGTTCTCTTGCGTTTAGCTTCCTCTGGACTTAAACCACTAGTATCACCAAACAGAAGCTCTGTAGTCTTGCTATGTAAGTCACTTCCAGACTGATAAGCATGTTGCATATTTATGTCACCTGACAACCAACTAGCCACACGAAGCTCTAGCTGTGAGTAGTCACATTCAATCAGCTTCCAACCTTCTCTAGCTTCAATAAGATTTCTAACATAGCTATCTTGAGGGCACTGTTGGATGTTTGGTGAGTTACAAGTAGTTCTCCCTGTCCTCGCTGTAATGTTGTAGCTAGGGTAAATCTTACCATCTACTTGTAGGTCTTCCCATGATTCAATAAAGGTAATGAGCTTAGAGATACGCTTATATTCAAGCAATGTATCCACACAATCATTACCTACATAGTTAGATAATGTATCTACCCCAACAGAAGGAGCACCAGCTTTAGTACGCTCAATTACCTCAAGCCCTTGACCATAGCCAATCACAATAGGGTTATAGTGCTTAACCATCTTGACTTTTCCATCAATGGTATGCTCTTTCTTGTGTGCATTGGCTTCTTTGCGCTCATTAAACTCAGCAATAACCTTACCTTTATCATTCACAATAGTATAGGTATTAGGCAATCTCTCACCTTGTTCATCATAGACTGGTTCATCTTTAGGAGCAAAGAGAATACTTGCTACTTGTGCATTAGAGTTCCAGTTAATATCCCCATAGGTCAATAGCTTCTCTGTGTAAGGTCTCAAATCATTTTGAAGTTTTTCAAGTACATCATGTCTTCTAGGACTTATAGGAACTCCACCTTTTTCGACCTCATAGTAGGCTTTATAGGCTCTCATCTCATGCTTGAATACCTTAAGCAGATTATACTTAGATATTTTAGCTTGAAATATATTGAGTAATTTCATAGGGTACAGAACATCATCAAGACCATAGGACTTAAATGCTTCTGTGATTTTACCTACTTTAGCTTCCTTGGCTATATCATACTTAACATGGAAATACTTCTCTGTTAGAGGTTTAAGACCAAGCACTTCTTCCCCACACACATGAGCAAGCACAAGAGTATCAATCCATAACTTAAGCTCTATACCTGTCTTAACATATAGAAATAACAAGTCAAACTTACCATTATGAGTTACCAATTTACACTCTTTGAGCTTTTTCAAGAGAGCTATTTGTCTTTTCCTACCTAGCTTAACCCAATCAAAGAATTTTCTTGTGTATACACCTGTTTCAGTATGAGTATATCCAATCTGTATGGAGGTAATTTCATTCCTATGTCTATCTAGTCCAGTAGTCTCTATATCTAAGCACACAGGTTTTAGAATGTTAATAGTATTAATCATATACTCCACCCTAAACCTCTCACAAGGCTTCCTACAGTGCCATTATAGAAACCCTTCATCTCTTGGCCACAATAGACCATCACAGAACCATATTGAGTTTTAGTTAGCTTTGTGACTGTCTCTACCTTGTTTAACTCAATAACATCTCTATAACTCAAGCTCCTAGTCTTCTGAGGGATTGTACCGAATGTCAATAATGCCATACTACACCTCCATTAAGATAGCTCTCTCTAGCCAATATTGCCTTGAGGCTTTTCTTTTTTGCTTATATAAAGCACTTCTGCCTCTAAGGGTATCAGGTTTCTCTGGTTCAGGTTCACCTTGCCATTTTCTCACATATTCCTCAGTAGCCTTGTTATATTTCTTCTGTGGATTTTCATTGATAGCATACCATTCTACCCAATCAATAGCCTCATCGCTAAGAAAAGGGAACTTGTGGATATATTGAGGTTGAGGGAACTTAGATAGCTTAAGATTACGGATAATATTAGCTCTCATATACCCATCTTCAATATAGTTTGAAATGTAGGTATATAAGCTCAAGTCCTTATCCTCTAGGTCAGCTAACAATTCCTCAAAAAACCATACAAAGTATTCTTCACCCTCCGAGATAGCTTCTTCAAACCAAGGAAGATTTTGGAAAGTCTTGTAAACTCTTTTACTCATCTCCATCACCTCCTAGCACAGAAAAATCAGCTTCCTCTGCATCATAGGCACTCTCTCCCTTACGTGCAAAGGCTCTACAACCCATATTATCATCTACTACAAGGTCATAAACATCACCTGACGTGTGGTTACGGAAATAAGTGGCCATTGTACTTGAGTTATTTGACTTACGCTGTAGGAGAATCATGGATTCATACCAACCTTCAATAAAGGCAGAACCATACATGTCTGAGGTTGTAATTTTAGCTCCACGTTCCAATTTCCTACTGTGGTGAATAAGCATCACAGCACAACCTGTATTCTTAGAAAGCCTTGTGAGCATCTCTAAGCGTTCTACAATGTCTTGGTGTCTATTTATATCACCACTACCAAACAAGAGGTACATAGGGTCAATTATGAGCAATTTAACACCCAATTCCCTTATGTCATTCTCCAAACGGTAAACCTGTTCCATAGTGATATTGTCATCCACAAAATAGATAGGTGGTGGTGTATCACAACCAGTCACAGCATAAATCTTATGTTGCTCCATAGACAAGTTATTCTCACCTTGGATAATCAATACAGCACCTTGTTTAACTTTTCGTCCATCAAAAGGTTTTCCTGTAGCTACAGCACAAGCTAAGTTTAGGGCAAAAGTAGACTTAAATGACTTAGAAGGTGCTCCAATAACTCCCACAGAACCATTCTCCCAGAAGTCCTCAATCAACCAGAAGTCTGTAGGGTCAAAAGGTTCAATCTCATCAACTCTGACAATATTGAACTTGTTCTTACGCTTCTTACCTTTCTTGGAAACAGTTTTGATAGACTTACCTCCCTGTTCCTCAATACTCATCTTACTGGTCAATTCTGTGACAAGTTCTACCTCTTCATCAGATTCCTCTGCAAGTGATTCACTCTTAGCAAAGGCTCTATTTACCTCAGCATCAACTGTCTCTTCTGTAAACTTAGCTTTTCCATCAGGGGCATTAAGTAATACAAACTTGACCTCTTCCTTAGAAGCTCCATTCATAATCATTTTTTGCTCTAATTTCCAAGCCCATTCTGACCTATCCACAGCTAACTCATGAGTAAACTCCTTAAAGGCATTATATTCCTCTAATACAGCATCTAGGTCAAGGTTAAGGTATTCAATATCCTCATGCTCAACTACTACTCTTGAGCTAATATCCACATCTTCAAGGTACTTCATAAAGTCTCGCTTACGGTACACAGTTCCTTCACCTTGTAAACCACTTACCTTAAAGTCTGTAGCATACTTGTGATTCACTGTGCTAGGGATTCTGTATAAGTGTACAATATCCACACCACAAGGGTCAAAACCATACTTTTTCACAAGTTTTCTACACAGAATCTCATGCTCTTGTGGATTGACCTTGTTATCTAACACCCACACACCTTGATATTTGTTAGGACTAGTTTCCCAATAATAACTAGGTGGAAGGTCTGTAGGAATAGGTACTCCATCTATGTCTTGTGCAATGATATAGGTATCCTGTGCATTAGTCTTCTTACGCTCTTTTCCTCCTGTAGGAGTGAAAGATAGGTAAAGGTCATACTTGTCTCTTAATGCTTTAACTTGTGACCCAATATGCTTCACATAGTGCTTAGCTTGCTCAAAGTCTCTACTGAACCTATCTTCAAACTCAGGGTCTTCTTTCACTTTACGCTCTAGGTAAAATTTCTTATTTACCCCAAAGTTCACAAGGTCTTTCTCTCCAAAATTACGCTGTAGGAGTTCTATAAATTTATTCTTAGCCACTAGCACACTCCTTATACAAAGTACCCATCTCTAGGGTCAGCATCTTCTGGAATCGTAGCTCTAATATTGGCACGCTCATAGTAATTAAATGCTTGCCACAAAGGCTCTAGTGACTGCTTAACCTCTGCAATAGGGTCTAATACTTTCAGAATCTTATTGACTACCTTACTAGCCTTACCTCTCAAGAATCGTTTAGTCCACTTGAGAAGGGTGTTAAACTTTCCCACAGAACCCTTATTGTCCTGTGCTTTATCCTCCACAGAAACAGCTTCTAAGACTTCCTCTGGACTTACCTCAGCACCTAGATACTCCACAGAAAGCTCAAAAATCTTATCATGAGCATTCTTAGGTGTAAGCTCTGTGATTAGTCCTAAGTCCTTCAAAAGGTTCAAGTTATTGATATACGTACGATAGTTTACATCACCCATAAGGTCGATAAGGTCATGTGAGGTAGTGTGTAGAGTAGTGCTCTTACCTCTCTTGTAATATGCTGACCAGAAAATGCCTAGTAATTGCACAGCGCGAATAGGCAACTTCCACTCTGTAAGCCAATGACTTTTCACAGAAATATAGTCTTCAATGGCATACTTGTTATAAAACTCTGTCTTAGTAACAAGAGTTCGTTTACAGTAAAAGTCACCATTGGTATAACTAAATCTAGTATCGTCAAAACGCTTCACAAGACCTAACTTAACAAGCCTAGTCACAGAATTGGAAATAGTCTGATGAGTACATCCAAAAATATCAACTAGCTGTTGATTTGTGTAGTGAGAATAGACTTCCTTTTCACCTTCCTTGGCAAATGCACACAGGAAGCTATACAAGAAAATGTCTGTGAGATTCTTGAGTTCATTTTGTTTGAACATTTCAAGATAAACCTTAAAATACATTGATTACACCTCTGTTTCTAATTTATTGATAAGACTAGTATACCACAAAGAAAAAGATAATGCAATACCTAAAAATAGAAAATTGGTTATTGTCCCCAAAAAATGTTTGCAACTTGATTGCGAACATTTTCTGTTGGACTTTTACTTAGTCTTTTAGGAACTGTTTATGTAACTAATTGATGGTAATAACCTTATTCCTATAATACCTAATATATATTATAAAGTATTCTGGTTATTTCCACCAAAAGAATACATAATTGATTATTTTAGTGTAATTCACTTGTGTTATTTTCTATCCTGTGCTATACTTATAAGTGAAATACATAAACACCTTAAAAGGGGTAGCAAATTCGCTATCCCTCTTTTTGTGTGCTTAAATGTGATTGTAGATTTTTCCTTCAAGAACATACTTGAGTTGCCAGATATTTGAGATTTCAGCTCCTAGTGAGTAAGCAAGGTCAATAGAATCCAATAGTGTATCTTCTTCCCAACCTTCCTCAATGTATTTGTCAAAGATTTCTTCACACTTGAGGAATTTTGACTTATTCATTTCCTTAAAGTAGGTTTCGGCACTTGCATATCCTCCCTTTTTACTCCACAAGCTAGGACGAATAGCCCCAAACTTAGGAGGGAAATTAGTAGGAGTAGTTTTAGGTTTTACTGGTGGAACATACTTAGCTACATATTTCCATTCACTTGTATCTTGCTCTTGTGCCCATTTAAGGAACTTGATAAGTCCTTCTGTGTTGTACTCATAGGCTTCAAGATTGATAAATTCATCTGTGTGATGCTCATTCATGTAACTTGCTGATACATTCACAATAGGCTTGTTTAAGTGTGGCCCTAATACAGCAACATCTGTGTAAGACCCTGTAGCCATTGTGTAGGTTTCCCCTAGTTTGTCAAAGATTTCTTGATGGCTCTTAGGGTCAAAACTATAGGTCACCATTTCATGCCAAGATGATTCATGAACACCTCGGTCAATCTGGATAAGCATAGAAGCCTCTCTTAGCTCCTCTAATGCATTTTCATCAACTGCCTTATGAGAACCTACACAACCAACTTCCTCGTCTGTAGTGAAGAGAATATGAGGTCTGAGACCCATCTCAAGAATATCTAGGATAGTTTTAACTCCTACACGGTCATCAGCACCCAAACATTGGATGGTAGATTTACATTCTGGAGATAGTAGGATATACTTGTCTGTGACCAGAATATCCTGAACTTCTGGAGTACGTTCTTTTTCTGTGCTAGTGACTGTGGTAGTCTGGTAGTAAGTTCCATAGTTGTAAGTCTTTCGTTTTGTGTTGATTGTATCTAGGTGAGCCACAAGACAAGGCTGATTCTTCTTAGGACTGATTGCCATAATCATATAGTCTGTGACCTTTAAATCTGTGTATCCATAGTCAGCCAATACTTCTGGAAGCCATGAAAGCATTTCTGATTGAGTTTTTGTTAGTACGTCGATAAATGTGTAATTCATAATGTGATTCTCCTTTAATTTTAATATCCTGTGCTTAGTAAGTCTTTGAGTGCATTAAGCACAATGTGACCTGATTGTTTAGTTCCACTCTTGA